CCGGTGTCAGCGATCATCAGCCGCACGCGGGCGATGATGTCAGTCATTGTCCCGCGTACAGCCATGATGGACGCTCCTTAGACCTTCGGGAGGCGGAAACCCTGCGCGGTGGCGGCAATCGTGCCGCTCGTCGGGGTGAGCGTGACGTTCAGGTTGCCGGTCGCGTCCACGAAACGGCTGGACTCGAACGGGCCGTACCAGGCGACAGTCGGCGTCACGTTGCCGACGCCCTGCGCCGTGCCCGTGAAAGCGCCAACGCCGCTACGGAAACCGGGCGGATCGGTGCCCGCGCCCATCGAGACGGTCAACGTTGCCGCCGCCGTGTTCGTCACGCGGAGCATGAAGCGGTCGGTTTTGCTGGTGAGTGCGATGGGCACCGTCACGGCGGCGGTACCCGTATCGAAGGTGTCCGCCGTCGGGTCGGTGAGTTGCCCGTTCGCGACGAAATCACGGATCGTGATTGCTGTGGCATTAGCCATGATGAGTGCTCACTTTCAGTGGAGAGTAGGGCGGTGATGAGCCGCCCTACCCGGATGGAGGAGGAACGGATTAGGCGGATTGCGCCGTGAGAACGGCAAGGGCAGCGGGCTTGACCACTTTCGCCCCGTAGAGGTGCAGGCCCTTCACCGCATCGCCGAAGCGCAGCGGTGGCCGGTATGCCTCGATGCGGGTGAACTGACTCGCGTACGTGATGGCGATAGGATGCCCGGCGATGATGCGGTACTTGTCACTCGCCGTGTTCGGCACGTTGTTACTGCGGTAGATGTCCATGCCGACCGCGCGACCGACCAGTTGGTACTGATTGCCCGCGAGCGCGGCGGTCGGGCCGAGAATGCCGTCCACCAACCGCTTGTTTTGCTCCATCGTGCCGTAGCGGACGAAGCGGTCATCCTGCAACAGCAGGGCCTCATACCACGGCGGGAGGACGCACCAGCGATCCATCGAGGGGACGTTCGACTGGTCGAGTACCTTTTTCAACTGCGTCAGGTAGACGTACGGCTGTCCGGCGGTGGCAAGATCGGTTTTCTCCGCCGCCGTCGTGCCGATCTGATTGCCGGAGGGCACATCAGTGTAGAGACCGGCGATGAACTGGTCGAGGACATCGGCCATTGCGATACCGGCCTCGTACATCGCCTCACTCATCACCTGCGGGTTCTGCTGTGCCTTGTCCACGTCGTCAATGTAGAAGTTGAAATACTTCGCCTGGTTGATGGAGAGGGTCGTCTGCGCGTCGTTCAGCGCGTTCGGCGCGGCCATGTCGGTGTTTTTCGTGTAGTCGCTGACCGTCACCGCGCCGATGGCGTTGATGCGCACCGTATCGCCGTAGTTAGCGATATCGCCCTCATAATTCCGGTTGGCGAGGCTGGCGTAAACGAACGTCTTGTGCAGGTTACGCAAGAGTTCAGCGGCCCATATCTCTGGGATAAAATTTGACAGTGCCATCTTTGTCGCTCCTTAAACGCGAAAACCGCCCGGAGGCGGCTCGTGGTCGGTGTGGTCGGGGAGGTTACGCGGACTTGACGCCCATCAGGTGGTTGAGGAGTCCCTTGTCCTTCGCCTCGATGATCTGCTGCGGACTCATGCGGGTGAGGTCGTCGCGCGTGATCTGCGTGCCTGCATTACCGCGCGCGCCATTGGCGGCGGAACCGCTCGACGCGGCGGGCGTCATCAGTTTCGCCAGCACTTTGGCATCCGCCTCCATCGCTGTCTCGTCGTCACCCATCAGGCGGTCGGCAAGCACATCGGGGAGTTGATGCCGGGCGGCGATCTTCGTCCGCATCAGGTCACGTTCCAGTTTCGCGGCGCGGGCTTCGGCGGCTTCGGCGCGTTGCTGCGTCTTTTGCGCCTCGGTCAGATTGGCGTCCTCGATCTCCTTCAGTTTGGCCGCGCTCGCTGCCGCCTCACGACGGTGCTTGGCTGCCTCATTGCGGAGTTGCTGGACATACGCCTGATCGTAGGATTTCGGCTCCTGGCCGTTCTCCGCATCGGGCGTCGGGGTCGGGGTGCCCACCGGGGGCTGCCCATCGTCGCCCACCGGGGGCGTCGTGGGCATAATTTCGTCTACCATCGCGGATCATGCTCCTTTACTTGACGGCTTCTTGTTCTTCCGCCGCAGATCGGTGCGGCATTCAAGGATTTAGCCCTTTGTGTTGCGATAAATGGCGGCTTTTGCTATACTGTGGACAGACAATTGAGATGCCCCCGCCGTGCTGACACACGAACGAGGGCGGTACATCAGGAAGGTGGTTCCCGATGCAACATGAGCGTATCACACTCACATGCCAACAATGCGGCAGCACGTACGAAACCTTCCCGTCACGGGCGAAACGAAGTCGTTACTGTTCACGCGAATGCAAGGACGCTTCTCAGGGCGGTTCACCCGTGACACTAATATGCCAACATTGCGGCAAGAGTTACCGTCGATCACCACATAGACTTGAGAAAAGTAGGTTTTGCTCAAACCCGTGCCGAAACAAAGCACAGATAGAAGAAATAACCGTCCCCTGTTCAAACTGTGGTGCATTGATAACTGACAAGCCCTCCCGCTTTCGTCGTTATAGCAACCGTGTATTCTGTAGCCATGCTTGCTCCGCGCATTGGCGTTCTCGAAATCCGATAGCGCGTCGCTTTGGGAGTGCTATCAAGCCTCATCAACGCGCTATCTACGGCACGACGTGCGTCATATGCGGATGGGAGCGGTGCATCGAATACGCTCATATAATTCCCGTCTCAGAACGGGGCACGATTCATCCCGACAACATCATTCCGATGTGTCCAAATCATCATGTCCTTTTTGATCGCCACGAACTAGATGAGGACGAATATGAGACTGTTCTGAGCGCGATCATTCGCGCGTGGGATTCGCCTAATGCTTACCGCCCGTTACCTTGATTGACGGATATTTCTTTCTGACTGCATTGCGAACGGCAGTTTGTTCGGTACTCGTGCCATTCGCGGCAACACGCGCCAGCGCATCACGAGCATGGGCAATGTCGGGGATCGGATACTTGCGCTGCGCGGGCAGGGCGAAGGTGGAATTCGCCAGATGATCGCGCGTTTTGGTTGTCAGTTTCGCCATCGCATTGCTCCTTTACGGGCTGAGTAGATAACTCACATCGTAAACCGCTGAATTGGCATTGTTTGCCGTCACGACCACCTGAAAGACTGCCGGAACGGGCGCATTGGCGCTCGCGTTCGCGGTGGCGGGAAGTCCCTGCCCGACGCTGTAGGTGTTGAAGGTATTGGTGACGACCGCCGCGCCGACGAGCAGCGGGTAGTACGTGCCGGTCGTCGGGTTTTTGCCATTGATCGTCACCGTCACTGAGCCGGTGCCAATGACGGTTGTGTTGAGAAAGACGACGAGGCCGCGTCCGCCCGTATTGGTGATGTCCGCGCTCGTCTGCGACGTCGTATACGCCGCGCTCGCCAGCACCACGCCCGTCTGCACCTGTGCATTGGCGGGCATCGGGTTCGTGCCGCTCACCTCGTGGATGACGCCGCTCGCGTCACGCCAGATCATCGGTTCAGCCATTGTCAACTCCGATCAAAACGTCGGCGGGACATCCTGCTGAATGCCTTGCGCCCCAGATAGACCAACGGACTGGTTCTCCGCCATTGTCTGTTGCGCGGCGGAGACGGCGGCTTGCTTCTCAGCGGCGATTTTCGGCCTTTCCGTCTCCGGGTCGTAGCCAAGTTTCTCCTGCACCGTCTCTTTGCTGACGACGCCCATGTTGAGATGCGTTTGCAGCGTCGTCGCCTCTCCCTGCGGATCGCTGGGCAGGATCACCGGCCAATGCGTCTCGACAAGGTTCTCCTCTCCGAATCCACCGAAGGCGAGGATGCGGCGGTTCAGTTCGCGTAACATGTCGCCATAGGTGCGCCGCTTGACCTCCGTCCGTTGCAGGATCGGGCCGTAGAGGAGTTGGATAGCGAGGCCGGAGAGTTGACCGATGTTGTCGAATTTGCCCGTCGTCACTTCGGGCACCTGCGTCGTCTCGTGGTAGGCGGCCTTGACGTTGTGATAGTGCTCGATGGACGAGGCGAGGTCGGATTGCATTTCGAGGTTGAAGAGGTCGGCGTCCGCACTGGGCAGGATCGTCGTCTGATCCGGCCCCGTTTTGAGGTCGGCGGCGGCGAACCCTTTGCCAATCGTCTTCGGGTGCGCGTGGAAACGGATGATGCGGTTGGTGTTCGAGAGGACGAAGTTTGAGGCCGTCGCCAGTTCCTGGACATCCTCTTCGAGGTCGGAGACGCCCCAGAACTCGTTCGGCGTTGGCAGATTCTGGCAATCAATGATGGGCGGCCAGTCGTACGGCCATGCATTGCGCGCCGTCTCTTGCCACCGCGTGCTGTCCGGGTCGCTCACCTCATCTATCACCTGCCACTGGCCGTTATCGGTGCGCTCCGTCGTCTGGCGATAGTTGAGGTTCTTGCGACTCACCGGATCAAAGGCAGTGTACTCGTAGACGTAGCGATAGACCGCCTCGATGTCGTCCGGCATCCATTCGACGCGCATGCAGGCGGGGTCGAGATTGATGAGGCGTGGATACTCTTCGCCGCCGCGTGGTTCGAGCAGTTTGGCGAAGGCATGGCCGCAGACCGCCCCGTTCAGGCCGATCTTGAGCAGGAGCGTTTGCTGCTTGTTCGCTGCCCAGACGTTATCGAGATAGACATCGGCGGGCGTCTCCGCGCTCGTGCCGTCGTTCCCCGTCGTGTCCTGCTCGTCGTCGGAAATCTCGAAGGATAAATCTTTACCGAAGAGGAAGAATGCCGACGTGTCTACCGAGAGGCGAGGCAGATTGACGCAGACATTATCGTCCACCTGGCCGGGCTTGTTCTTCAACGGCTTCGGCCCCGTGCCGTGATACGCCTCCCATGCGGTACGGATTTTGCGGGCGCGCATCAGTTCGTCCACCGCGCTGATCTGCGCCAGATTTTGCGCGTTGATATAGCCGAGGCTCATGCTGCCCTCTTATTCGTAGAGTGACGGGGCGTAGGTGACATCGCCGACAAGATCACGATGCGCCACCATGTAACGCAAGGCATCGCAGCCGTGGTCGTTCTCTTTCAGCGGCTCTTCGCCTCTTTTGCGGTTGTTCGCCACGTCCCACACATAGCCATCAATTTCCTCTTCGGTGCTACATGGTTTGCGCTTCTCAGCGAGCGCGGCGTCCCGCATGACGAGGGCATCACGCAGGAGGAAAAGGCGAGGCAATCCATCGGGTGCAACGCGCAGCCGCCCCGCCACCGCCTGAATGCCCGCCGTGACCGCCTTGTGCGCGGCCATCGTCGCGTAGCCGAGATGCCGTTCGAGCGTTGCGCGTCCCTCGGCGTCGTGATCGCAGATGACGGCCCGTGGAGCGGGTGTGGCGACGGTCGCGGCGATAATGTCTTTCGCGTGATCCTCGACAAGCCCCTGCGTGCGGTAGATTTCCTGCACGCGGTAGAGGCGTCCGTCATCGTCCTGTGCCCATTCCTGCCAGACAAATGGATTGGTATAGCCGAAGTCCACGACCCAGTACCGCGGCCAATCGGTTGGCACGCCGCGTGGGTCGCAGTGCTCGGCGTCCATCAGCGTCGGCACGCGATCAATGAGATGGATTGCCGGATTCCACTCCTCCCAGACCATGCCCTCAGCAGCGGCCCAGATGCCGTCCCGGAGCCTGAGACGCCGCACGCCCGTCAAGGCATCGAGCGTGGCAAGATAGTCCGGCGTCATCGTCGGATTGTCGGCATGGACGGAATAGAGCATCAGGCACGCGCCGCGATCACAGCGTTGTTTCAGCCAGTGCGTTGGCGCGTTGGGGTTGCAGTCTGCAACGAGTTGCTGATACGGCATGACATGATTGCGAAGCCGAGTTGTCAGCCTCTCCCAATCATCCTCAACAAGATCGGTGGCTTCCTGCACATAGATCATGTCGTATTCGGTGGACATCACCTTGCCCGCGTCATCCAGACCACCGACAACGATCTGCGAGCCATTCGGATAGCGGTAGTGCGCCGGTTCTTGTTTATTCCCGCCGAAAAATTCAACGCCGTCGCCCGGTTGCAGGACCTTCTGGCGGAACGTCACGAGGCCGGACGAGGTGAAACTGACAAGCGTTTTCCGCAGCATCAGGCCACGCATCATCGGGTATTTGTGTGCCGCGCCGTTGATTTTCTCGAGACAGGCGCGGGACTTGCCTGTTCCTGCCGGGCCACCGAGCAGGATTTCGCGTTCGCGATGCCAGAAAAGATCAGAAGCCGCTCCATAATGCGTATAGGCGATCACCCGCTCGTTAGAGGCCGTGGTCACGCCCATCGTCGTCTCGTTCCTTCGGTGCGCCTTCACGGTACTCGCGTACGATCACGACGTTGCCGCTCAGATTGACGCTCTCCGTATACATGTTGTGGTATTTACCGTTCAGTTCGAGCGCCTTCATCTTCGCGGCGAGGTCCATTTTTACCTCGATAACATCGCCCGTTTTCGGGTTCGTCCGCACAGTGATAAAGTCGCGCCATTCAGCAGTAGCCACATCACGCAGTTCATGGAGGATTTCGGCGGGCGTCATTGCTTCGGCCATCAGCACATCGTCTATGTGCGCGCGGATTTCAACCTTTTTCAACAGGCGATAGCCAAACTCGCCACCGTCTTTGTATCCGGCGATCCGTGCCGCCTCGGACGCATTCCCCTGTGCAGCACCCAAATACGCGTTGATAAACCGCTTTTCTTTCAGGGAGAATTTCGCTTCGTCGTCCATCGTGCCCTACTTGCTCGCGTACTACGCCGCCCGATAGCGCCAATGCGCGCTGATGAGGTGATCGCGCAGATCGTCCGGAGCGACGCCCAGTACCGCGCACCACTCCCGGTACGCGACGCTATCGAGCCAGTCACGCGTACCGGGCAGTCCGTGTTCGAGGTCAGCGCGTATTTTGTCCCAAAAGCCCTTCATCAGCCGGATCGCGCCGTCGCTGCTCACGCCATGCGCGCGTACCCATTGATCGGCGGCGAGCACGTCGGCGTTGGGGGCGCTCAGGTTGAGATAATCAAACGGCACGCCACGCGGCATGAGCGCCTCCGATACAAGGGATGGGCCGGTGGGTTAGGCCGGCCCGGAGGAAGGGATGGAGCAGAAATGAGCAATGCAAAAATGCCGCGCGATGGCGGCAGAGGGTGGATTTGGGGATGGTTGTAACAACGATAGGATAACATTCTTTTGCCAGAATGCAAGAGTGCTGCATTT